GATTGCCGTTTCCGCATATTCTGCCCACTTGCGGAGGCTTGTAATTTGTCTCTTACGCTGCTGCTCATGGGCAAGTCTTTTCCTTAATCCTACATGTGAGATGTATCTTTCGGTACGAGTAGATAACCAATTAGCTACCTCTCTATAAGAATATTGTTTAATATGTTGTCTAGCTTGCTCCAAAGAATCAAGTTCTTGTGGTATTGGCCTAAGAATACTTGAATCATTTTCATCCAACTTATAACCAAATGGAACAGTACGTGCTATACGTGGTATTGCTATCCACTCGTCATCTTCCTTAATATCCGTAGGCTGTGGTAATTTCCACTCGCCAGCAGTTCTACTCATTTGTTTCTTTTGCAGGTAGCAGCATAATGCCACCAGAACTTTCCACCTGCATTTTTTCCGTCTTAACAATGCCGCTTCGATCTAACAGTTCCTTTGCGGCGTTTAGCTTATCTCGTATACCTAGCTCTGTTGGCTGAAGCACACCACTAACCATAGCCATAGCTGCACGTGGCGCATTACGCGCCATGTACAACTGTGTGGCTTCAATAACTTCTTCTTTTAGCCCACGAATTATTTCTGTGGTGCTTGTGTTTTCCGAATATCCAGCAAGCAGTTTTGCTTGTACTACGTCTCCATCTGCTTCATCAAATAAAACAGATAAAAATTTATTCTGCTTTGCTGTAAGGTTTCTAGTCATTTTAAGATAGTTTCTTCTGTAGCCAACTTGATAGACGCTTAAGTAGGTCATGTACCTTTGCAACAGGCCACATAATCCACACAACTATTTTAATTGGAATAACCATTGCCCACTTTGAAATCTTCTTAACCATAGTTTCTCCTTTGCTATACACCTTTTTTGTGTTTCTGAGATTTTGGAGGAGACTTCTTTGAACCCCCCGGACCAGACCAAAACATCTTATTGGCCCAATAAGCAGCGGAAGTTTTACCCTTTGCAATATTTTTTCCGTGCCTAGCTTTAAAAGAAGCTCGTGCTTCCTTAGAATAGTTATGTCCCATCTTTTGATCACCAAAACGAATAATCCTTACTTTACCACCATCACGTATAGCTACTACAGCCTTCTTTGTTGGATGCTTCGGTGTGCGCTTTGGTTTGTTTAAACCACTAAGCCCTGCTCGTTTTAGTCTACCTTTTTCTGCATCTGTTAATGACATTACGCAAACTTTCCATGTTCCATAGCATAAGCTAAAGTATCAGAGCGAGATTTTACTTGACGCGCCCATAATGAATCTAACATTTCTACTGCTGCACCTTTAAAGTCATGCTCGTTAACAGCACTCCACATGCGATAAAACCTATTTAGTCTAGGTATACCCATATTAAAAGCCATGTCAACTAATACTCTTTGTCGAATATTATCTAATTCTTCTACAACTGGGCGCGAAGCCAACAGTTCTTTCTCAACAATTTCAATATCTCTATGAGCAAGAAAATATGCATCTTGCTCTGTTATACCATTTTCATAAATTTCACTCATAGTCTTTTCTATGTGGGCTAACTCTAAATCTTCAATACCTCTATGTTCTAAATTTCTTCCTATACCTATCGTATCTATTCCTAAACTATCTTTATAAACTTTTAATACTACGCCTTCGTGATGTGCGATTTGTTTAATTAACTCATCTCTATCATACTTAAACATTACTTTCCCATAATTTTCATAGCAGCATTATGGGAATTATCAAAGGACATACCATGTTCCATCATTACTTTCATAGCTTTAAGATGCTTTGGTGAATGTCCGTCTACTGTTTGACCCTTTTTATTTTTATGTGGCTTTGAATGAGATTTAAGTTTTGTTTTTTGTGCATCTGTAAGTTTTTTCATAGTGCATAACTCCTTAAGCTTTTTTCTTCTTTGCTGTTTTTCTTTTTGCAAATGTGGCTACGTTCTTAGGTTTGCCACCTACATTACTTGCTGCTCTTTTTCTTGTTACGGCACTTGTTATTTGTGCCTTTGTCATTCTATTTGCAGTAGCTCTAGGCACACATTTAGGATATTTTCGTTTACTTGTCTTCGTAGATTTTCTACCACAAGCTTGAAACTTTCCCTTTTTCTTTTTGGCACCTATGTCTACCCAATCACCTTTTGGGCCTTTACCAAACCACGCAGTAAGGCCACCTGTAGGTTTAGGCATAACCACCTCCACGTTTCTTGTAGGTACGCACTAGCCAAGCATTTGCATAGGCACTTGGATACACATCAAACTTACGTTTTGCTTCTGCCTTAACTCTTGCATAGAGTTTAGGGTTAGTTGGTTTTGCACCACTTTTTTTCTTTGCGGGTTTCTTTTTCTTTGTAGCCATTAACTTGTCTTCTCGCTATTAGGATCAATAGGTTTATCGTAGCCTTCTTTTTGTTTTTTCAACATATTCTCAAGAGCATTAATATCAGGAGCAAGAAACGACTTTGATCCTCCCGACATTAAGCAAGCAACATTTTCTGGAGCATTTCGTATGTTATAAGCAATTAAACTCCATGAGCCTGTATTCATATTTCTATTTAAAATATAATATATAGATTCTGCTGTTAACGCTCCACCCCATAAAATAATAAACTCTTGTTCTTTATAGTTGCTTAAAGTTTTTTCTAAATCAAGTTTGTCTCCACAAAACATTGTCGGTCCCTGTACAGGAGTTACACTATCTTGTGAATAAGCAACATTTGAATATATAACACAAAAAATAATAAGAAAGGCAAAAACTAATTCTTCTATTAAAGATTTAAGGTGCGTTATTTTTATTTCCATATACGTCACTTCATTTTTTTATTGCTGCCCTTGCCTTACCCATTGCCCTATTTCCAAACCAAAACGACATAATTGCCGCAAATAAAGCTTGAGTTTCAGCATCCCATGAAACTTCTAGAGCGGTTGTCCAATCAATTCCTTGATTTGTAATCAATGAATAAATCATACCACCTTTGACAGCTAAAAATGCTCCCATAAATAAATAAGTTATGACGGGTCTTACACTTGCTTGTAACCCTACAACCCAACCACCACGTTTTGCTAATTCTGTATCGTGAGCATACAACCCTTTTGTTTCAGCAATATCAGCTTCTGCATCTAGCTCTTTAAGTTTTAATTCTGAAAGCTGTGCAGCGTACTGTGCTTTTGCTTGCAGCATTGCCAGTTCTTGTTTATTGGCTTGTGCCTGTTTAAAATAGCCAAGTATTTCGGGAATAATAGAAGTTCCGAAACCAAGAACACTTCCTAACAGAGTAAGAATTTACTTACCCTTTTTACGAGAGACTACAGCATCGGCTCCAAAAAATGCCATAATTACACCAGCCAATGAAATATATATCATTTCTGCTGCTGGTACTTGTGCCGCTCGTTCCGGCCACACAAAGCTTGAAACAATCGTCAGTATCATTGTTGTCATGGCTATGTAAGCTAAACGCCTACGATTTTGCTGCCATGCTAGTTTATCGGGTACACCAATATCATCTGACATATCTACACAACCTCTTTCATAATAGATTTAACTTTACCTGTTTCGGTATCTAATTTTTCCAATACAGGCTGAGAAGTCATCTTTCTTAACTTAGCAGCTTCCAACATGTCTTGTGGTTCTACTCCTGTATTTTCTCGTGTACCAAACAACATAGTTACATTTATTCTTTTGTTGTCAAAGCCCGGAAGAAAGTTTACATCTGCTGTTTTATGAAACAGATTAGAATCAAATAAAACACAACGATTATACTTATATGGAATGTACACAGCTTTTGACTGTTGTTTTTTTAGATACTCCATAACCTCGTTCTTATCGTCGCCGTTGTATTTAGTAAAGTCCCAATCAGGAGGAGCACCAGCATCCCAAATCCACATGCCTCCGGTTTTACCAATGTCTTTTTCTTTGTCGTAGTCTGCGTTTGCCTCTGTAGGTGTAATCCAAAAATTTACATTGACTGCTGCAAAGTCTGCATGTATATCAATGCCGGGACACTTAGACTCATATTTAAATGCCCACATCTGTGATAGATTACGCTTGTTCGTCGTATTAAATATCTCAGGCAGGTTCTCTACCATTTCCAAAGATAGCGTTTCTAAAACTTGGGGCGTAAATCCATTCTGTCGAAAGGCACCTAAATATCCTCTACCGTATATAGTATTCCAAAATGGAAATTCAAGGCAATAGTTTTTTAACTTTTGTAACGCTTCCAAATTCATAAAGTCATCAATGACTACAATATTTGGTTTTGTCTTGTAATAGTTTTCCGATATAACATCAAAAGGTAGTTTTAAATTTAATGCCTTTTCATGGTGATGATGATACGGAAGTGCAAGACGACCTGTATTAAGTAGCCACAGAAGATGCCCAATATCGTGAGCTTCCTTCATATGCAGCATATGATCTTTAAATGGCTGATCGTTAGAATTATCTAGAGGATCATATGGTTTTGTTTCTGCTTTACTTTCTACTTTTGTCTTTGCTCTGCGCTGTTTACGATTCATTATGACATTCACATTTGCAGCCAGCGCAACTAGGGCCAGAGCACCTACAGTCGGGGTTACTGCAA